TTTAGTATGGAATTATGCAGAGGATAAAGATGATTCAGGAAATTATTGGTGGCCGGGATCACCTCCTTTAAGATATGATGAAATGGGTATTCCTATTGATTTACAAGGTTACCAATGTTTACCATTAAGTTCTCCTGTGCATCCTAACTATGAATTAAAAGATAATATATTTAACAAACAGATTAAAGATTATCTCCCATCTTTTAAGGAATGGAAAGACTGGTTAGATAGACATTTTATTGAGATTACTGACCATAGAATTAAACGAGAGATACTTCGTTGGTATGTAAAAGATCATCATCGTAAGGTATCACAAGATTTTTTAAAATTACAAGACAATGCAGAAAATTTAGATGAAATGGTAGATGCTGTATGGCCACCCGACGAAAACAAATAATCGACGGACTCGTAACGGAACTTGGACAAACATCTGATGTTAGTTCATCAAATGTATTTCGTCATTTTAAATATTTAGATGAAATAAATGATTTTCCGTCTATTTGTTTACTTCCTAGAAATGAGGCTCGTATAGAACGGGGTGCCAATCGTAGATTAGGTATAATTGAAGTTGCCCTACGGGGATATACTTTTGATGAAAATAATCTTGACCGCGCTGAATTTTTAGCCCAAAATGTAGAAGCAAAAGTTGATTCATTTTCTGCAAATGTTGCTGCTAAGGCTAATGGAGTTTCTGATGTTCGTGTAGTAACTTTTCGAACGGATGAAGGGTTATTTGAACCCTATGGGATTGCTGATCTTGAATTACAAATTTTATATGATGTAGAGGAGGATGTATGACTTCAAATGTACAGTTGGTTCCTACTACTAGTGTGGATGCTTTAAATAAAACTTTAGACACACCACCTCTTGATCCTGTGGTATTAGCTATTGCTAATGATTTTTTAAGTGGTAAATCAATAGAAGAAATGAGTGATGAATATGGTGTTTCACAAGACAGAATAACTTCTGTAGTTGAGAAAAAAGAAGTAAAGATATATATTGATTCAGTATTTGCTACACAAGGATATCTAAATAGGGTTAAACGGATTAATTTAATTAATCAAGTAATTGATCAAAAAATTGCTGATGCGGTAGAAACAGGCGTATATTCTAAAAAAGATTTATTGGATTGGATGAGACATCTTCAAGAAATAGAAACAGGTCTTAAACCAAAACAAAGTGGACCCCAAGTAGCAGTACAAATTAATAATTATGATAAATTAATGAAAGATTTGATGGAATGACTACCCAAATGCCCATGGATGGTCAAAATGAGGCTATTAATGTTTTAGGACTACGAAACGGAAAGGGACACGTAGTTCCTTTTACTAGTAGTAGTGCAAATACTTCTCCTGAGTTTGGATCTACGATTTCAGTTGTAACTGTATATGCAACAGTAGATTGTTTTTTACAAACAGGAGACTCAACTGTAACAGTAGCTACTTCTAATGGTCATTTTTTACCTTCTTCAACAGTAATAGACTTAGGTCTAGGAGGAGGAATAATGGTGCGCGATTTTTATAAATATTTAAGTGTAATAGGGAGCAGTTCTTCAGGAACACTGTATATAAGCGAGAGAAGTTAAATGTCTATGTCTCTTGGTCTTGGATTAGGAATTTCTGTAAGTGGGACTACTGCGGGAGCTGCACCAGCCCCAACAACAGATAGAGATGCAATACTTACAGAAAATAATGCTTTTTTACTTACAGAAAATGATGATTATTTAGTTAGACAACTTGCGAGTTTAAATATATTAATTACTCAAGCTGGCGATAATTTAATAACACAAGATGGTTCTAATATTGAATTAAATGGTTTAGAGTTTCTTGCTACGCAAGAATGGGCTATTTTACAAACGCAGGCAGGAGAGGATTTAAGACTTGGCTAATAAAAAAATTACAGAACTTACAAATTTAGAAACGCCTGCAAATGCAGATCAATTTGTTCTTGTTGATCTTGATGCGGATGAAACAAAAAGTGTTACATTTGCAAATTTAAATGTAGCTTTAGGTGACGTTACTGAAGTTGCTAATGTTATTAACTTACAAGCTAATGTTCTTCAGATTAGAGCTAACCTTAATATTGTTCAAGATAATGTAGCTACTTTAAATACTAATATGGTAGCTAATTTAGCTTCTAATGATTTTATAACGTATTCACAATTAAATGCTAATATAGATATTGTACAAGATAACGTAGCTACTTTAAATACTAATATGGTAGCTAATTTAGATTCTAATGATTATGTAACGTATGTTCGGTTAAACGCTAATATAGATGTTGTACAAGATAACATTGCTGGTATATTAGATGGAGCTACTTTTACCGGCGAAGTTACAATGAATGATGATTTAATTGTTGATGGTAACTTAGCAGTACACGGTGACACAATTACCTCAAATGCCATTAATTTAGTTATTCAAGATCCGATTGTAATGTTAGCTAATGGTACCGTTGGTACTCCTACTAGGGATGTAGGATTTTTAGCTAATCGTGGGAATCAAGGAAATGCGTTTTTTGGTTATGATGAAAGTTATCAAGCATTTACATTAGCAGAAACTAAAGACCCAGTTACGAATGTAACTATACATCCTACTAGTCTTGCTAATCTTGTAATTTCTAATTTAACTACAGCTTCATTAACTATAGGAAGTACTTTACTTACACCTACCGGAACCGAATTAAATTATGTAGATGGTGTAACATCTGCTATACAAACTCAAATAGATACGAAGATTGCCACTACTGATTCGGCATCTAATGATTTTGTAACGTATACTCGGTTAAACTCTAATATTAATATAGTTTCTGCTAATGTTGATACTGCACCAACACAAGCAGAATATACTACTTCTACAATTAATAGTTATCCCATTGCAGTTTCTACTAGTTCGATTAATAAAACCCAAGTATATCTTGATGGTATTTATCAAAATAAATCTCAATATGTACTCGCAAATTCAAGTTCTAATATTCAGTTTAAAGTTGCTGCATTAGTTGCAGATCTATCGTTAGAAATTATTACTGATTTTTAATTGACACTCGGATAATACAAAGTTATACTTAGATTATCTTTATGAAAGGTGACTATATATGGTTACACGCGTAGGAAAATTTTTAGGCGGATTAGATGCTGATGTTACCGATGTATTAAAAGTACATACAACTGAGAATATGATATGTATTGGTGCGGATAGTACACCTGCAGCTAATCTGGCTGTTGTGGGAAATGCCTTTATTAGTACTAATCTTGTTGTTAATCAAGGATTAGGTGCAGTTGGTAATACTGCTCCTGCTACTACTGATGTTTCTTTGGGTACTCCAGCAAATGTAATTATTAGAACTCATGCAGCTTCTGGCGCTGGTAACGTTATTGTAGGTGATGCAACAGCAACAAGTGCTTTTAATTTAGATGTTCACGGTACAGCTAATGTAGGAGTATTTACAGGTACTAGTGGAACCTTTGGGTTAGGTTTAGGATTAGCAGGTAATACAGCTCCAATAGCTACTGCATTATCTATAGGAACTCCCGCAAATGTAGTTGTTAGAACTTTTGCGGCGACTGGAGTGGCTAATGTTATTGTAGGTGATGCAACAGCAACTTCCGGTTATAATTTAGATGTACGAGGAACAGCAAATACTGGAGCATTAACAGCAAGTGGATTAGCTTATCCAACCTCAGATGGTACTGAAGATTATGTTTTGGCTACTGATGGTTCTGGAGCACTTTCATGGGTAGAACAAACAGGCACTTCAAATTTAAATCCAGCTACTGTACTATCAGCTAATAAAGATTTGGGAGCAGTAGGTGGATCAGAGACGGCAGATGCATTCGGAGTTATTATAACAGATGATATTATAGAATTAGATTGTGGCTTATACGCGGCTGATACTTTAGGCACCGTTGATATGGGTTCAGTTGCTTAAATATATTATTTATACTAAGGAGAAAATTAAATGCCAACACAATTACAATTAAGAAGGGGTACTACTTCCCAAAATGATGCCTTTACTGGTGCAGCAGGTGAAGTTTCCGTTGATACTACTACAGATAATCTTCGAGTACATGATGGAAGCACAGCGGGAGGATTTGAAATTATATCGGTAGAACCTACTGGTAAGATTGGATTCATAGGAAATACTAATCCAGCTGCTAGTACAGTTAGTTTTGGAGTACCTGCTAATGTAGTTATCCACGCGTTAGCTGCTCAAACAGGTAATGTTATTATAGGGGACCCAACACATACAACGGCTCATAGTTTAGATGTTCGTGGTACAGCTAATGTAGGTGCTTTAACATCTACTGGTATTACTGGTGATGTTACTGGTGATCTTACTGGGGCTGTTCTAACAGCTTCTCAGGGAGCTATTACTACTGTTGGTGCGTTAGATGGTGGTTCGATTACATCAAACTTTGGAACAATTGATACTGGTTCCTCTGCTATTACGAGTACAGGTGCTATATCTGGCGGTAGTTTTGTAGTTGCAGACGATGGTAATATAGGTTCTGCATCTGATACTGATGCGATTGCTATTTCTGCTGCTGGCGTTGTGGGACTTAGTGCTACAACTGAAGCTTCAGCAACTGGAACTGCTGCTCTAACAGTGGCAGGTGGCATCGGCGTTGCTAAAGATATGTGGATTGGTGATGACATCGTTATGGACTCAGATCTTGCAGCAATCAAAATGGGTGATGCTCAAGCTGTTACTTTAACACATGTAGCCGATACAGGAGTAGCTCTTAACTTAGGACTTGGTGTAGCAGGTAATACTGCTCCAATAGCTACTGCAATATCTATGGGAACTCCGGCAAATATTGTTCTTAGAACTAATACTCATCAAGGTAATGTTATTATTGGTGATGCAACTGCAACATCGTCATTTACACTTGATGTTCGAGGAACAGCTAATACAGCAATTCTACAAGGAACGGAACTTCATCAAGCTAATGTTACGGCAGCGGCTTATGGAAAATTAGTTCCTTCAGGTGTTGTAGTTCCTTATGGATCAGCTACTGCTCCAGTTGGATGGTTGTTATGTAATGATGATGCTGTGTCTCGTACTGTTTATGCAGATTTATTTTCTGCTATTGGTACACTTTTTGGTACGGGTAATGGGTCAACTACTTTTAATGTTCCATCTATGGGAGATAGGCTTCCATTAGGAAAAGGTACTAATAATGGTACTATTGGTGGTGAAACAGCGGGTGCAGCAGCTTCTGCTGTAGTTGCTACTGCATCAGGTTCTGCGGCACTCACACTTACTACAGGAACTTTTGCTACATCTGCAAAAGACTCTTCTACTGCATCTGCTTTAACTAATGTAACGGCAGGTGGTCATACTCATAACTTAACTCTTCCTGTACAAGTATTTCAGTACATTATTAAAACGTAGTTTTATTATGGCTGATAGTACTCGTGAATTAGATCATATTAAAGAAGATATCCGTGTTTTACATGAGCGATCTCAAGATAATAAATTGAAGCTTGCAGCTCATGAAGCTTCATGTGAGGAACGTTATAGTAATATTTTAACAATGTTAGAAACTGCTCATATACAACAAGATGAAATATATAAAGAGATACATAGATTAAGTGATCTTGCTACTCAAGGAAAAACTTCTCTTAAGACTTTACTATGGGTAGGAAGTTTAGTGGCAGGAATAGGTACACTTATTTACACTTTAATTGCTACTTTCCCTAAATGAAAAATCCATTTTTTAAACTTAAAATCCAAAAACTTTTAGATAAGCTTCCTATACCTATTAAGTTTAATGAAGCTCAATGGGCAATTGTAGAAGGTCTTGATAAAAATCGTTTTTGGGTTCAAGTAGCTGCACGTCGTACAGGTAAATCATATGCAGCATCTGTTTTAGCTTTTGCAAAGCTTTTAGAACCAGGACAACAAGTTATGGTTGTTGCTCCTAATTTTTCTCTATCCTCTGTAATATGGGATTATGTAACAGATTTAATTAAAAATCTTCAAATTGAAATTGAAAAATTTAATCAAAAAGATAGAGTAGTAAAACTTATTAACGGTTCTGTATTTAGACTTCTATCCGCTAATAATAGAGATTCATTACTTGGACGTGCAGCTAACTTATTAATAGTAGATGAAGCAGCCGTAATTCCAAATGATGAATATTTTATTCGTGACTTACGTCCTGCACTTTCTACATTTAAAGATTCTCGATGTTTATGGATAAGTACTCCAAGAGGAAAAGGCAACTATCTCTATAATTATTTTTTACGAGGAGGTGACCCTGAGTTTCCAGAATGGGGTAGTAGCCTTTACACTTGGAGAGCAAATCCTTTACTTTCTGAACAAGATGTATCTGAAGCTCAAAAAGCTATGTCGCGTGCCATGTTTTCACAAGAGTATGAATGTGAATGGACAACTACAGAAGATCAAGTTTATGAATCTTTAGATGAAGATAAACATATAGGTGATTATATAGGTGAACGGTTTACAGAGGTTATAGCAGGATTAGATGTAGGATATCGTGATGAAAATGTATTTGTTGTAATTGGAACAAATGGTAGACAGTATTGGGTACTTGATGAATTTATTTCTAAAGAGTCAACTACTTCAGAATTAGCAAATCATGTTAAAGATAAAATTGATGAATGGAATATAGATAATATTTATATTGATTCTGCAGCTCAACAAGTAAAAGCAGATTTTGCATATGATTATGATATTTATTGTGAGAACGCAATTAAATCAGTAAATGATGGTATTGCTGCTTTGCAAGTTTTAATTGAAAAAAATAATCTTTATTTTGATACAGAGGGTGGTGCACATACTTATTCAGCAATGTCTTCTTATAAATGGAATCCTAATACAGAAAAACCAAAACCTGTTCATGACTGGTGCTCTCATCCATGTGATGCAATGCGTTATGCAATATATTCCCATCAAAAGATGAGTAATATTTCTGTTTATGCTTAGAATAATAATTCTTAATTATAAAAGACCAGAGAACGTTAAAAAGATTGTATTTTCTCTTTGGAAATTATTTCCTAAAATTACGGTAATTAATAATAATCCATCATATAAATTACCCTATTGGGGCGGAGATATTGATGTTATTAATAATGATAAAAACTATTTTTGTATGGAACGATGGATTCGAGCATATGAATACCCAGAAGATTATAAATTAATTTTAGATGATGATATTTTACCTAGTCCTACATTAATTAAGAATATGCTAAAATCTAAATTACCATTTACAGGAATTTATGGTAAACGGGGAGTTTCTAACGCAACAAATTATTTAGAGTTAAAAGATGTTTGGAAATCTGAAAAAGTTGATTTTATTGTTGGATGTTGTATTTTAGTAAAACAATCATTATTAAATGAAATTGAATCAAGTCTTCAAAAGATAGGTTATCCCGAAAGAGGTGATGATATTATTGTTAGTTATTTAGTAAAACGTAAAATGGAAGCCCCTTTAAAATTAGTTTCAGGTAAGTTTATGT